ACCTCTTAAATTTGCACGTTCTCCATATCCATCACGTAACCATTTCTCATGCTTTTCTATAACGACATCTAGTTCTGCTTGATTCATTCTGCTTCCTCCTTCATTTTTTACTTACACCTAGCTAGTTCGTCTACTGTGCCGATTATTAGTAGTTCATCCGCTTTATAAAGAGCGTATTCTGTCATGCCTTCGCCTTCTCTTCAGCAGCCAATTTGGCTTTTATCTCCGCGACTCTTTTTCCTAGCGCTTCCTTTTCTTCTTCTGTCAGCTTTTGCTGTTTAGGTGCTTCTTGCGGGTCTTTGTCGAACCAATCTGGCAATATTTCTTGTTTTACTGGTTTTCCGTATTTGCCGTAAGCGGGCTTGTTATACTTCTGTTCATTTTGCATTCGCCTTTCCTCTTCTGCCGCATTCACATCAGCAACCGTTTTAAATCCTCTTTCTTCCCAGTTTCTAAGAATTTTATTAACGTATGCATAATTACGTTTGTTAGCTCCTTGTTCGGAAGTAACTTCCAATGCCTTAAAAACTATTTCTTGATTACCAGAAAAATCATCTACCCATGCAAGTAGTTTTTCTTGCTCGATCGGTAGCATCATTCCGAATCCATTTTGTTCCCAAAAATCCTTAAAATTTAAATCGCTGTTGTTAATGTTAATATCTTTATCTAATTCTTTATCTATATCTATTGCGTTACTTTGCGTAACAGTAACGCTACTTGTAACGTTACTCTCTTTATCCCCTTTACTATCACCACTCGCTATTCTGTTCTGCCGCATAGCTTCTCGATGTTTTTCCACTCTTTTTCTTGTTTGCTCACGAACCCTTTCCATGCCATCAACATTTTGATGTTTTTCCCAATTTTCTATTTCAATCAATCCATTTTCTGTTTTTTGAATCATTCCGAAGCCCTGTAACGTATGTAACGTTACACGTATAATCCCAACATCACGGTTGAAAAGGGTCGCGAGCATGTCTTCCGTATACGGTACATTTTCATTTAAATAAATGCGTCCTTTGTCGTTAGTTTTTCCAGCTAAAGCTAGAAGCCTAATCCATACAATGAGCATCTGGTTACCTTCTGGCATTTTTTCGAGCAACTTAATCTTTTCATCGTCAAACATATTGACGGATAACTTTATCCATTGAATCCCCGACATACTCGCTCCTCCTGTTTTAATTAACTTGTTTTTGCGCCTCTATTTCTGCATCTAGTTTTTTAATTAGTGCAGAAGCTTCACCTTTACTCATTGATTTTGTGTCCGTAATTTTATAGCTTTCTAGTACATATTTCGCATCATGTCCAAATGGTTCCCCGACAACTTTAGCCTTTGCAAATATAGCCTTTCTCTGTGCATCTGACGCTAAATTATTGTTTTGCGTTTGCGGTTTAGCTTGATTTTTATTACTTGGCTTTGTATTTCCACTTGCGCTGTTACCGTCGTCATCTTCATCACTTGCAATCCCAAAAGCGGCGGATAGTGTGTATCTGCGTGCGTATGTCAGAGCGCTTCCCGCTCCTTGTGCTGTGTTTTTATCAAGAGGCAACATAAACGGGTCGAACTCAACAAATTCACCACTAGCGTGCATTAAAATCGTTTTTACACCCACTTTATTTTCTTCCGTTAACGGAATTTGGATATAAGATAATCCTAATTTGGGAGCGTGTTTTTTTACTGCGCTAATTACGCTCTCTAAAGGTACATATTTGCTTTTAAAAAATGGATTATCCGCTGATTTAGCTGGTTGTTCGGCTTGCTCTTGAAATTTAGATAATGCTTTACTTATCTCAATAATTGACTCGCTCGTTTTCATATTCCTACCTCACTCTCAATGATTCAGTTTGTACTAACTCAGCCCCTGGTACTTCTCTGCCCTCTTTCAGAGCGCTTGTAATAGCTTTTTTATCCAATTTTTTGGGTTGTTCGACTAAAAACATGAATAACTTTTCTTCGTCCTCTAAACGCAAGCTAGGAGGGTTCTTTTGAATGCTGATTGTAAATAAAGGGCTTTTAATTTTACGGATATCCACTTTTAACATTTCGCTTTCTAAATACTCTTTCATATTTTTTGCTTTTGCTTCTAGCGCTTTTTTTCGCTTCGTTAATCTCTCTGCTTCCTTAGCCAATCCGTCAGCCTCTGCATCCATGCTTTTTACCATCTTTATAATGTTTTCAGCCTTTTCTTTTATTGGTTCTCTAATGCTGTCTAACGTATCTTGTAGTGTTTCTGTGTCCAAGTCCTCTGCCATTTCTAAAACTTGGTTATATGCTTGAGTCAATTCGTATAATTTCATGCCTTTATTCCTTCTCTCTGCTCGATTTTTTTAGCTAGCTTTTCATGTATATCAATTAATTCATCAAATAGTTTAGATCCTTCTAAGTTAGTTGATTGCTTCTTTAGTAAGTTATAAAGCGGTGTTAATTCATCTTCATAATCATGTATCACGACTTTAAAGCCGTAATGGATCGTTTTAAAATTATCCATGTTATCCCTCCATTGATTAAATTTTGGATTTAAGGTATAATTTCATTAAGGTAATATCTCAAATCCCGGACTCACACTGCTATGTGGGTCTTTTTTTATTCTTCATTTTCCGCCTCTTCTTCATTAGTGCGCTCTAATTCCTCTAAATATTCGTTATGCCAGATTTGGCTTATCCTTTCAAAACTGGACCAACAAGCATCTACCACAAGTGGATTTTCAACCATGTTTTTTATCACTTCCTCTCAACCAGTAACCTGTTATCATTGACATTAGCGACACGAAAAACAATATAATAAATAAATCCATCAGCGCGTGACCTCCTCATAGCCTTTTAACTTCAATTCTTCGATATAGTCTGTCATTTTTTCGCAACCTGTTTCTATTAGCGCTATCTTCTGTCTGAAAGTCGGATTAGCAATCATTTTTGTTCTGTCGTCTATGAAAATCTCGCTATTACCGAAAATCGTTTGCTTCTGAAAAATTCTCTCTGCCATCTTTATTGCCCCCTATACTAAAATTAGAATTAAAATCAAATTACATAAATTTATTAATGCTAATGCCGCTGCTATTATGACTAAGATGCTGTATAACATTTGATTTTTCATAGTGTGCGCCTCGGTATAATAATTTCGCGTAAATGTCCATTTACAAGCTCTTTAGTGACTTCAAATTTTTGATTAAATTTATCTGCTCTTTTTTTTCGTTCTTTTTGGTCCATATTTTCAAATCGGCCTTTAACGATATTATTTAATTCCGCGAAATTAATATTTTTTGATTCATAACCCTCGTAGTTAGCTGATACAAGTACTTTGTTCATTTTTCACAACTCCTTACTAATCCAGATTTTTGATAATATTGATCACGTTTGTTCAAAACTTGTTGTAAGTCTATGTTGAAAGTTCTTGCAATACTTGCGTTCAGTGTTAGAGCAGATGCAATAACATCCGTTATTTCTGAAATAGCTTGTTTCGCGGCTTCTCGTTGTAGCATGTCACCTTTTCTTAAATTGAATGTCATCGTCTCTAAGCCGTTTTTTAGCGTGTTTATCGCTTCCGCCACTTCTAATTCAAAGCGGTTAGTTAAAGAAGCGTGGTGGCTGTCTAAGCCGTCGAAAAGCGGTGGTATCATTCCATTACTAAATTCATGCGCAAACATAAAAGTGCTTTCTGGTTCGTTGTAGCTATCAATTAACTGTTCCGCTTGTTCAAGCGAAACCGTTCGTTTCCCTTTCGTTTGATTGCTTATCAGTGCTGGCGTTACATAACTGTCTATTGCTAGCTCTTTTTGTGTGCGAGTTTCTGCTAAAACTTGCATCGCATGACTTGCTGTTACTGATTTTTGAAACACAATATCTCAATCCCTCTTTTGTTTATTTTTTTGCGACTAATTAACAACTTATCGTTATATACTATTGTTAGTCGCTCCCCAGTGACTAAGTTGTCTGTAAGCGTCGTGTGGTAGCGGCGCTTAAATTGTTTTTAATGATTGTTCTAAGAACTTATTTACAAAGTAAAGTTGTCCTTTGCCTGTAACTTTTGCTGTAATTGCTGTTTGCGCTCCGCTTGACCTTATAATCGCTGTTTCTTTAATCTTAAACAGTCCCAGTTCCATACTTTTTTGCGTAGGCCGATTGTAATCCGTGCCTTTTCTCGAAATGAGATATCCTCTTTGGCGCATCCATTCAAATAGTCTTTTCTCCCCAATATCGATGCCGTTTTGTTGGATTAGCTTAGCTAAATCTCTTATTAAAATGGTTCCTCTTGCATCGCTTACAGCTTCCGCAAACATCACTTTCGGCTTTTGTATTTCTAACCTTTGTTCCGCTTCTATCCGCTTCGTTTTTTCTTCTTTTAAATTTGTCGCTAGTTTGATTAGAAAATCAGGGTCAGTGATTGCTTTTTCGATTGTGTCATTTGTCATGTAAGCTCCATGCTTACGAACAGATGGCAATACTTCCGAAGTAACCCAGTCTTGAAATCTTTCAGCAGATTCTAGTTTTGATTTAAAAATCAACTGATATAGACCCGCTTCATTTATAGCGGTTAAATTCTGGCTTCCTCCAAGGGAGTCGTGTTTCACGACCCCCTTGTTTTTAAGGAAAACATGGCGTTTTAATGCATCGCGGCTATTTGAATATCCCAATACTTTTGCCACGTCTTTGCCGATAAAATGAGGCTCGTTTTCAATAAATACTGTTCTTACTTCATTTCCTTCAAAGTTGAAGATTTGTAAATTTGACATTTTGTTCTCCTTTCTGTTCACCCCTTCACAATGCTATAGTTTTTGTGAAAGGAGGTGATATTTATGCAAAGAAATCATGTTTCCTCTAGTAGAATCAGAAGCGTTGGCTGGGAAAATGATATTTTAGAAATCGAATTTAATGACGGCTCTATCTATCACTATCACAATGTTTCTCAATCAGAGTATTTAAGTTTTATTCATTCTGGTTCACTAGGAACTGCTTTGTCTCAATTGGATAAAGTTCATAGTTATAACAGAGTTAATTAATCATTGCTTCGTGTCGGTTGTATCAGAACTGACACGGAGTGGTTCAAACGCTAAATCCTCAACAATTCTCACTCCATCTACAGTAATTACTACTCTTGTGTATGGATTAAATGATATTTCTAACTCCTTGATTATTTCGTTTCCGGCTTTTTTAATGTTGTCATTCATTTTTCTTCCTCCTTTAATCGTTTTAAAAGAGCCTCTACTTCTAAACCATCTACATCTATTCTTTCTGGATAGCATTCAATAATTAACTTTGGTCGTTTACCGCCTAGTATTTCTAAATGAACACCTGTTACAAATCGTCCTACTTTCCAGTCACCAAGTTGAATGGCATTATATGCAGACCCATCTTCTCTTTGACTAGTTTTGATTGACAAAGTTAACTCTTCGTTACTCATGTTCTAGCCTCCTATTTTCTTTTGCCCAAATCGCCGTTAGTTTTTTCCGATAATCTATTAACTAATGAATTAATTTCTGAATAAAGTTCCGGCAAAATACTTAAATCGCTAAAATCTTCGCCAGTTATACTTAATTCAATGGTGAGTACTGACTCTTTTCTATTTCTCTTAGTTAGGAAAGAGTTTGTAAATGCAATTTTTTTCATTTTCTAGCCTCCTATTTTTGGTTACTCTCCAATCTGCTATAATTAGTTTGATTGGAGGTGATAATATGAATAAGTATCTTTTTATTGTTGATTCAGAAAATAGCGTTGATTCTGTGCGCTCTCTGGTGGAGTCGCTTAATGATTCAAAATGGGTTCATATCTCTTACAATGTCTTTGCGAACATGAGCGAGCTGTCCCCTAGTGAAATTTTGTCTTCATTTAATTTAGATGATGGTGTGCAAATCCTTGTTGTTGAATTTAATTCTTTTGATATGAGTTGGCGAAACGAAGTTAAAGAACATTTAATTGAGTTAGGTTATTAAATATTTGATTTAAATATTTCAGCCTGTTCTCTATAGCCAATTGGAATAGATTTCTCGGGGACTGGAGTAATATAAATTTCTACTACTGCTGGTCCCTCTATTCCATCAGCATGCCAACCATCAATGTTCATAGTCATTTTATTTGCCACGATATGAGTTTTCTTAGTCAGGATTTCGTTTGAACTCAAGTCCCCCACAATTTCTGCTTTTTTGCTCATTTTCTAGCCTCCTATTTCGGTTAGTTTTTTATTATCACTATTAGTGATTTCTTTATTAAAAAAAATTTCTCCAACGCTTTTTCCGTAAAAATTTGCTACTTTAATCTTTGTTTTATCTGAACTACCTCGATAACCTGCTTCCATTTTAGAAAGTAAACTATAAGAAATACCGATAGCCTCAGCTGCTTCTAATTGTGTAATACCTTTAGCAATGCGAATTTTTTTGAGATTATTAATATTAATCACCGCCTTTATCACTCTATGTGATAATAATACTATCACTTTACGTGATTGTCAATCACTTTTTGTGATTTTTGTTTATTTTTTTTAAAATATCACTTATAGTGATACTTAAGAAGGAGGGAGATATTATGACTATAGGCAAAAAAATATCTGAGTTGAGAAATAAAAGAGGTATCTCTCAAATTCAACTTGCAAAAGATTTAAATGTTTCAACAAGTACTATAGGAATGTGGGAAACAGACAAACGTGCTATAAAAGATGAATTAATCGTTCAGTTAGCCGATTACTTTAATGTAACAACTGATTATTTATTAGGTCGTGAAAAATTCGACAACAGCGACTTACTAGCTGCGCATATTGACAATGATTTGACGGAAGAAGAACGAATAGAGATAGAAAAATATTTAAAATTTATCAGATCACAAAAAGAGTAGTTGCCTAAAAATTAACATTAGGAGGCTAATTGATGAATAAAACAAGTTATGAATTAAAGAAAGAATTTCCGGAATTGAATTTCATTATTGATAACAGCTTGCCGACGAAATTATTTGGCTTTATACAAAATAAAGTTGTCCATTTGCATCCATCGTTAACAGAAAGCGAGCTTAGATGTACTATTATAGAAGAGGTAATGCATTGGAAATACACCGTTGGGGATATAACAAATTTTAATAACATCGATAATATTAAACAGGAAAAATTCGCTCGTCGTAAATCTCATGAATACTTAGTAAATTTACAAACACTAGCTTTATGCTACGATCTTGGCTACAGAACATATTATGAAGCTGCTACTTTTTTAAATGTTACTGAAAAATTTTTGATTGAAGTAGTAGAGAATTATAGAGAAAAATATGGACTAATGTATAATAATGGTAATTATATTATACATTTTGGCTCTACCATTCAAGTTTTCCAGGAGGATAACTCTTTTTATCCTTATGATTATGGGTGCTAATAAATTTTGACGAGGTGAACATATGTATTGCCCTAAATGCGGACATGCACTAGACAATCACGAAAATCAATGTCCTAACTGTCTAACACCAATCATTTATCAAAGCAACAACAATGTAAAAACACAAAAAGCCGGCGAAATTATGGAAGAATCTGGTAAATTAATGTCAGGATGTGGTTGTTTAATGACATTGTTGATAACTATTCCTGTCATAGTAATTTTAATAATTATGTTTTTATAAAAAGGAGATAACGGGATGAGTAAGTATAGTTACTTGTTAAAAAAATGGTGGTTTTGGGTGATTTTTTTATTGGTTATCATCGGCATTGTTTCTTTATTTTGGTATACACAAGTTTATACTTCCGAATGGGGAAAAGGGTTATCAAAGGAAGACAAAGAGGTATTGGAAAAGGCAAATAAGTCAACAAACGAATTTAATAAATTTGCAAAAGAAGCTAACTCGGGCATCAAATCGTTTAATAACGATGTAACAATTGATCCGCAAATAGTAATTAATCCTTTTACTAAAATGGGAGATAATATTACCGAAAGATCAGACGACTTTATTAAACATTACGATGAATATTCTATCTCAATCCAAAATATCTTAAAAGATGATTATAATAATATAAAAAAACTTAGAGATGACGTTGTTGCACAACAGGAAGAAATTAAAAGTATTTACTCAAATGCTCATAATTATAACAGAGAATTATCCACTGTTGAATCTAAAATAGTAGAAAATATATATCAAGAAATGCATAAAGAACAAAAAGAAAGCTTAGGATTAAAAAATCATGAATTCAAAAAAAAAGCTGAGTTCAGTGATAAAGCAATAAAATTAATGTCTGGCGTTGATTAAAAGATAACTCCGCACCTTTTTTATTCAAAATATGAAAAATAATTAACAGGGAGACTAAATCATGAAAAAAGGGATTGTTTTATTAGCAGTTTTTTTATTAGCTTTTAGTATTTTATTAACAGGATGTGGTGGAACAGATAATACAGGAAAAGAAAATCAGTCTGATGGCAGTGCCAAAGTAAAAAATAAAAAAGATAATAATACTTCAGATCAATATGTAGAAGATGGTCTGTTATTGAAACCAGGAGAATGGACTAAAGATAAAGATTACGATACTAAAGTGACTCTTGAAAAGATTGCAACTCCAAAAATCAAAGTAGATTTAGGCAATTTAAATATGTTAATTAAGGATGTGAAAATATTTAAACGCGAGAATGTCAGTGACTCAGAAAAAGAGGAGTTTAGTGGCGGTAAAGTCCCTGTCACAGACCCTTACTACACAATACAAGTTAAATATGATTTAGAAAACACTGGAAAAAATGCGATGAATTTTAACGGATTTGACTATATAATAACTGACCAGAAACAGCAAATAGATGTAATGACTGACAACATTGGCATGAACGGTGCATTCACTGTGCAACCAGAAGCTGTAGTAGAAGATGAGTATATTATTTGTAAATTGAAAAAGGATAATGTGGACGGCATAAAAAAAGTAACTTTAAAAACATCTCCAGTATATAATAGTGAAACATACGATGAAATTACTGAATCAAAAACTATCGAAATTGAATTCAAATAAAGAAAGCCTCCGGGCTTTTCTTTTTACCTTTCCGCATTTTTTCAACAGATTTTCTGCAGGTTTTCTGCTGATTTTTGTTTTGTTTTCTTAACTAAGTAAGTTATAAGCTTATTTTTTAGCTTATTTTTTAGCTTATTTTTCTGCAGATTTTCTGCTGATTTAACTCCAATATACTTAAGAAGGTGAATTTATGAAAGATTTAAATATAAACGATAAGCTAAAACCAGAAAACTCTAATTTGGAGTATAAAGAATCTAAAAACTCCTTACCAAAGGACTTTTGGAAGACTTATTCAGCTTTTGGTAATACAAAGGGAGCGGATAAGATGAAAAAAGGGATGGTTTTATTAACGGGTTTTTTATTGGCTTTTAGTATTTTTTTAGTTGGGTGCGGAAATAGTGAAAAAGAAGCACAAGAAAATGAACAAAAAAATGATAATTTCTACCAAACAGGTATGAGTTATGAGAAAAAATTAAAAAACACATATACTATATTATGGGATGGTTCAATTGATAAAATACCGAACATTGACACTTTCAGTAATGACAATAGGCAAGAAGTACTTGACAACCTTAGTAACTTAGAAAATAAATTAAGTGAATTAAAAAAGGAAATTGAAAGTGATTCTTCATTAACTGATGTCAATGAAGCCTATGTTTCTAATATGAGTGACGCCATTTCGAAATTAGAAACCATGACTATTAAATTAAATGCACAAGTTACCACCAGAGGAGCAAATACATTCGATGATGACAATTTTAATCTTGAAATCAAAGAACTACAATCTGATATAGATGATTATCTTGCTAAAGCTGTAGAAATTCGAAAAAAATATACACCAAGTGTAAACTAAAGAAAGCCTCCGGGCTAGGGATGGAGTGGAAAAAATGAAAGAAATGATATATATGGACAGTGAATTCATAAACTCTTTTATTTCACAAGTTTATGATGGTTTGCCTGTGAATTTAGAAAGCGGTTCAAAGGAATCAAACGGAGAACATGCAACTGATCAGTCTGGCGAGAAATCCACAACCAGTACTCAAGGTAGTTTGCTCTTTTTAAAAGGTAAATATAACTATTCGACCGATGAGAACAATCAGCATAGTGTAATGCAGACACAAGAAACTCAAGAAATTATAAGTAAAAAGATGCATGATAATGCTCTTAATGATTTTGAAGAATATTTGGTTACTGAAAAAAAATTAAAAACAACTATTGAAGATGCTAAAAATGGTGAATATGTAAAGCTTACTATACCATTTAGATTTATAGATTATAAATTCCTACGCTCCCTTTACAGTAAAAAAATACTGGATAGTATGTTAATTTTTACTAATCATGATACTAATGAATCTTTGGAATTTCTCGAGAACGAAGCAAAGAACGCCTCTAAAGATCAAAAAAATGAAATAAAACATCAAATTAAGCATTTACGTAAAGAATTGGAAGAAACTAATAAGGGAGCTGAACATGGTTTCAATCTAATGAATGCTATGTTTGATGTAGTAGTTGATGCCCTTCCTACTAACTATTATTTAAAAGAAGAAAACATCCTTATACCACTTAAAGAAAAATACTTTAGAGAGGATATAAGAATGTTATCATTTAAATATAATTTTGATAATCAAGCAAATTTAATTACAATAATAGGTAAGGTTACTGGTAAGTTTGAAAGATTAATTGATGAAAAATATTTTCGTGACCAAGATCTTAATCAATATCCCCAAGCTCTTAACGAAACATTTAAAGAGTTTGTAAAATTAGTAGATTTCATTTCTAATGAAGACTACATTATTTCTCCCGTTGCACTCTACTTTGATGACGACTTAATTTGATATTATCTTCTAATATTTGTTTTCTTAATTTCAAATCTTTTCTTTTTTCATTATGCGAAACATGCGCAGAATGAACACGATCCGAGTTGTAAGAATATCTATTTTTCAAAATTTTAAACATTTTCTACACCTCATTTCATTTATATTATAATTCAAAATTCATCTTATGTATACCATTTTAAAGAAAGCCTCCGGGCTTTTCTTTTTACCTTTCCGCATTTTTCTGCAGTTTTTCTGCTGATTTTTGTTTAATTTCATTAACAAAGTAAGTTATAAGCTTGTTTTTTTGCTTATTTCTCTGCAGATTTTTACCCTCTTTGCTAAGAATTATGCTAAGATATAGTAAATAGATTGAAACAACAATTGAAAATTTTTTTAAAAGGAGGGAGTAAAATGGCAAAGTATGATTTTTCGATAAGATATTACGGAAATGCTTTAGAAGATGGCAGAATACCTATAAAAGATTTAGCTCCTTCCTTACTTGCTTTATCAGAATCATTTCACGAAATTCAAAAAATATCAAATCCCAATGAACCAGAACTTTCATTAGATATTAAAGCCACAAGTGAAGGATCTTTTATAGTAGATTTACTCTTATCAAATGGAAAAGATCTATTAAATCAAGCTATTAGCTTATTGACTAATAAAGAGAATGAAGCAGTACTGAATTTAGCATCTTATGTAAGTATTTTTTTAGCAGCCATCCCCCTCATAAAAAAATTAAAATCCCATAAAATGACTAATCAAGATGAGAATAAAGATGGACATACAACCCTTACATTTGATGATAATAGTTCTATTACTGTCCCGAATGAAGTCGTAGAGTCTTGTAAAAGTATTACATTTAGAAAAAGTGTTCGTAAATTTGTCCAACCATTAGAAAATGAAGGTATTGAAGGAATAGACTATTACCATTCCAAAGAAGAGACTTATACTATTCTTAAAGAAGATTATTCTTTATTCGAAGTCCCGCAGACTAAAAATAAAGAGTTAGAACCAACTATATCTGAAGTGTATCTTCAAATTATAAATGTAGCTTTTGAACACGGGAAATGGAAATTTTCGGATGGAACCAATCAATTTTTCGCTTCGATAGAAGACGAGGAATTTATAGCAGCGGTCGAAAAAAACCAACAGCAATTTGGTTCTACAGATACACTAAGAGTAATTCTACAAAACAACCAACAACTTACAAGCAATGGTTTGAAAAGTGAATTTGTTGTAACTAAAGTTTTAGAACACCTGAAAGGTGCACAACAAATAGCGCTTGACTTGGAATAATATCAATAAACTAATTAAAGCCTCCGGGCTTTTCTTTTTACCAAAAAAAGAACGTATGTGCGAAAGGAGAACGGAAATGAAGGCAGCTATTTATATACGCGTATCTACTCAAGAACAAATAGAGAATTACTCTATACAAGCTCAAACTGAAAAGCTAACAGCCTTGTGCCGCTCGAAGGACTGGGACGTATACGATATTTTCATTGACGGCGGATACTCCGGCTCAAATATGAATCGTCCCGCACTAAATGAAATGCTAAGTAAATTACATGAAATTGATGCTGTAGTCGTATATCGATTAGACAGACTATCCCGCTCGCAAAGAGATACGATAACGCTTATTGAAGAATACTTCTTAAAAAATAATGTAGAGTTTGTTAGCTTATCGGAAACGCTTGATACAAGTTCTCCTTTCGGTCGTGCAATGATTGGTATATTGTCCGTGTTCGCACAATTAGAACGCGAAACAATACGAGATCGCATGGTTATGGGGAAAATTAAGCGTATTGAAGCAGGGCTTCCTCTTACAACAGCCAAAGGACGAACATTTGGCTATGACGTTATAGACACTAAATTATATATTAATGAAGAAGAAGCAAAACAATTACAAATGATTTATGATATTTTTGAGGAAGAAAAAAGCATTACAACTTTACAGAAGAGACTAAAAAAAATAGGATTCAAAGTGAAATCATATAGCAGTTACAACAATTGGCTGACTAATGATTTATACTGTGGCTATGTATCTTATGCGGATAAAGTGCATACAAAAGGTGTTCATGAGCCTATTATTTCAGAGGAACAATTTTATCGAGTTCAAGAAATATTTTCTCGCATGGGTAAGAATCCGAATATGAATAGAGATTCAGCATCGTTGCTAAATAATTTGGTAGTGTGCGGAAAATGTGGACTAGGGTTTGTTCATAGGAGAAAAGATACTGTATCCCGCGGAAAAAAATATCATTATAGATATTATAGTTGCAAGACTTACAAACATACTCATGAACTAGAAAAATGCGGAAATAAAATTTGGAGAGCTGACAAACTCGAGGAATTAATTATTGATCGCGTGAATAACTATAGTTTCGCTTCTAGGAATGTAGATAAAGAAGATGAATTAGATAGCTTAAATGAAAAACTTAAAATAGAACACACAAAAAAGAAGCGGCTTTTTGATTTATATATCAGCGGTTCTTACGAAGTTTCAGAACTTGATGCTATGATGTCTGATATAGATGCTCAAATTAATTATTATGAAGCACAAATAGAAGCTAACGAAGAATTGAAGAAAAATAAAAAGATACAAGAAAATTTAGCTGATTTAGCAACAGTTGATTTTAACTCTTTAGAGTTCAGAGAAAAGCAACTTTATTTAAAATCACTAATTAATAAGATTTATATCGACGATGAACAAGTTACTATTGAATGGCTCTAG